ACTTTGCTACTTGTAATTCAAATCGTTTACCTTTTTTATTTGCATTCATCTTCTTTTGGTTTTATTCATACATTGTTTTACCCACTAACACCCCTACAATAAACACACATATAAAAGCTATTGATATAGATATAAAGTATATAATCATTTTAATAGTGTTTTAAGTTCTTTATTTTGTTGTTTAATTCTAGTATTTAGTTTATTAACCTCAACCTTTAATGTTTCTATTTCTAAATGTTTCCTAGCGTTGTTTAGTTTGGTTTCTCTTAACTCCTTTTGTACTTCCTCTAGTTTGCCCTGAAACAAATTTAATAATAGTAATACGTTACTTAAAACCTCTAGGTTTTGTAATTGTGGTTTACTTTTAGCTTTCTCTTTTGCTTTTAATATAAGTATTTGAAAGCTGTTTTTTATATTAATTACCTGTAATAAATCCATTCTATATATTTAAAGGGTTAACACCTCCTAGAGTAAAGCCTAGACCGTTGTTATAATCAAACCTTAACGGATCGCCTAGCATTGTTGGGCTTCCTCCAGTTTCTTTGTCTTTAACTTTGTAAACGTGTAGTTCTGTCATCATCCACAAATCGGGGTGCGATATTAATCTATGAATACATATAAAGTCGTCTACCCTATTTGGGAACACTTGCCCCCCTTCGCAATCTGCTTTTCGTGGTGGTTGAATATGTCCGTTTAAAATATGGTCTGCGGGGTAAACCCTCCTAGCTGCTTCGGTCTGTGGGTGCATACAAACGTAAACACTCTTACCCGTTTTATTACAGAACTCCCTAACTAAATTACAGAAAATATAATTACGTTCAAAAATAGGTGTGTTTCTTGGGTGGTTTAATCCAGTAAAGGGATCTATTACACACCCGTCTACTTCTGCGTCTGCAAAAATATTTAATAATTCGTTAACGGTGTACATTTTAGAGTTATCTAAAAACTTAAAATATTTACTTATTTCTTGGTTGTAAAAGTCTATTTTACTTTTTATAATGTCTTTAAATTTAACACCTAACCACATTTGTATAATATCCCTTTTAAGTTGACCAGCTCTATTTTCACCGCTCCAAATAATAAATTTTTTGTTGTTTAGTTTTGCCTGACAAAGTAAATACCAAAGCAACCAAAACGTTTTACCGCAATTATCCAACCCTAGACACATTACAAATTGAGCTTTTTTTAAAACTAGGTGTTTGTCTAACATTGGCAAACCAACTCCCAACCCTTGTTTAATTCTACCGTCTTTATAAGCGTGTAAGTATTTTAAAGTTTGTTTATCGTCTAAAATCATTTCGAAAGTAGTTTTTTAACGTCATCACTTACTTTCAAAAGATTATCGTTGTCGTATTTATCTTTTTTTATTTTATCTTTTCTTAATGCTTGAGTGTTGCTTAAGCCCCCCTTAAGCTTGGCTTGGGTTTGGCTTCCGCCTTTACGACCATTTTTAACCCTTTTTTCGTGTAATTCTATAAATTCCTTATATTGTTCGTCTAAAAATTTAATATTAATATTGTTTTTGTTTGTTTCAATTAATCCATTTTCTATTAATTGCTTTAGTATTTTTTCGTCTTTTAAACGCATTAATAATTTATTGTAACACATTTTACAATTGTTCGCCCAATAGTGAGCCATACAAGTCGTAAACGCCCCTTGTAATTCAAATGGTAAGTAATTAATGTCGCCAGAAAGCCATTGTTCTGGAAAAAATTTTAAGTACGGTAGTTCTTTACTCATAGTTGTTTTGTTAATTGTTCTTTTGTTAATATATAAAAATATTTATCAATTTTATTGTTTTGTGTAAATTCCGTTCTATAAGGACATTTTTTTACTACAATATTAGACTTTAAAAAATAGTCTTTATTTTCCTTTAAGTTATAAATAAAAATACCTTCAGGATCGGAAACAATATAAA